GTCCTACCGCTGGCGCCGCGTCCGGATCAGGAACATCGACGGGCGCGATCCTGCGCTTGGCGACAATCGACGGCGTGGCGGTGGGGTCGAGCACGGCGACAGGCGATGTGAGCCGAACAACCTCGGCATCAGGTAATGCAACAGGCGCCGGAATCGCAACCGGAGACGCCGGCACATCTGCTCCGGCTGACCCGAGCGGTTTGAACGCGCTGGTCAATCGCAGGCGGCGGCGCTCCGCCGTGCGTTGAGGCATATCAGGGCCGCGCCACTGTCCGCGCATGGCCCGCAAGCCCCCGCCCGTTGCTCCGAAAGAGCCGATCCGCTTCGAGCCTGACGGCAAGATCCTGTCGGCGTTCATGATGTCGACGGGTGATTTCGACGTCATCCAGGGCCCGATCGGCTCAGGCAAGACCGACGCCGCGATCATGCGGCTGTTCAAGCACTCCAGCGAGCAGCCGGCGCAGCGGGACGGCAAGCGCCGCAGCCGCTGGGCCATCGTCCGCTCGACCTTTCCTGAGCTGAAGACGACCACGATCCCGTCGTTCTGCAACCTGTTCCCCGAGGGCAAGGAGGCGGCCGGCGGATTCGGCGAGATGAGCTGGTCGCCGCCGTTCACCTATCACATGGACTACGGCGACATCGAAGCCGAGTTCATCTTCCTGGCGCTGGACAAGGAGGATGACGTCAAGAAGCTGCGCTCGCTCCAGCTGACCGGCATCTACTTCAACGAAATGCAGTACATCAGCCTGCTGCTGGTGACTGAGGGCCTGTCGCGCTGCGGCCGTTATCCGTCGGTCAAGAACGGCGGGTGCAACTGGTCCGGCGGTATCGCGGACATGAACGCCCCGGAAAGCCTGCATTGGGCGCCGATCATGTTCGGCAAGGCGCCGGTGCCGGACCACTTCACGCCCGACGACGTGCAGCGCCACCGCCGCCCGCCGGGCTGGACCCTGTTCGTTCAGCCCCCTGCCCTGCTGGTGCTAGATGATCAGCTGAAGGCGCACGGCCTTGAGGCGCTGAACCCCGGCGACGAGGTGGAATACTGCGTCAACCCGGCCGCCGAGAACCTGCGATGGCTGCGGCCCGACTACTATCCGAAGAAGATTCACGGCGTGAAACGCCAATGGATCGACGCCAACTGCCGAAACATCGCCGCCAGCCAGATGAAGGGCAAGGCGGTGCACCCGCTGTTCCGCAGCGAGAACGAGCGCAACAGCCACGTCAGTCCCAGCCCGCTGAAGTTCAACCCCGAGCTTGACCTCTATGTCGGCATGGACTTCGGCCTGACGCCGGCCGTCGTGTTCGGGCAGACGATCCGCGGGCGGGTGTTCGTGCTGGGCGAGCTTTACGCCGAGGACTGCGGCGCCGTCAGTTTCGCCCCGGTCGTCAAGCGCGAGATCCTGCGCCGCTTCCCAGGCATCGACATCGCCCGGGTCAAGTTCATCGGCGACCCAGGCTCGGCGAACCGCAGCCAGACCGACGAGAAGACGCCCTACGACATCTTCCGGCAGGAGGGCATGAACGTCCGGCCGGCTCCGGGCGCCAACCGCTTCTCGTCCGTTGGCGGCCGCAAGGAGGTGGTGGACAAGCTGCTGGAGAGCCAGGTCGACGGCTACCAGGCGCTGATGATCGACCCGTCCTGCCGGATGCTGACGCAGGGTCTGGGCGGCGGCTACCAGTTCAAGGTGACGAAGACGTCCTACGGTGAGTTCACCTCGCAGGACGTGGTCAAGAATCAATACAGCCACACGGCTGACGCCTTCCAGTATCTGCTGCTGGGCATGGGGCACGGCGGCAACCTGCTGTTTGGCGTCAACCGCGCCGTCGCCAAGGTCGAGACGAAGGTTCAGGCCCGCGTGTTCGATCGCGGCCGCAAGCCGGTCTTCAGGGCGCGGCGATGATTCAAGGCCCAGCCATCGCGGCGATCGGCGAATGGTATGTCGCCTTCTTCGACGGCGAGCGGCCGCATTGGTGGTGGCGCCTGTGCCGTCCCGGTTTCCGCCACGTCGCCGCTTTCGCCTATGACGCCGAGCACGGCGTGTGGCTGCTCTACGACGTGACCCTGGCGCGCACCTACATTCGCGCCCTGTCATCGTCGCAGATGGACGCGTGGATTGACGGCCTGCCGAAGCACCGAACCCTGCTGGCGTTCAAGGCCAGCGAGGTGCGCCCCCCCGATCTGCGACTTGGGTTCTGGTGCACAACGGCAGTCGCTCATGCCGTCGGCGTTCAGACCCGTGCGTTGAGGCCAGAGGCCCTATGCCGTGACTTGCTCGCTCAAGGTGCGCGTCCTGCGTTCGAGAGCGAGCCGGCATGAGAAGCCCAAAACCCGCCAAGGAAGATCCGAACGTCGTCGCCGCGCGCGAGCGCGAGCAGCGCCGTGCGGAGACCGCGCGGACAGAAGAGACCCAAGCCTATCTGCAGGGCGCCACGATCCGTCGCAATCGCCGCTTTGGACGCGTCGGTGCCGGCGGCGGCAGCGTGCCGATCTACGGCGGGGTCACGGCGGCGGGCTTCGGCGCTGGCGGCGTAAGCGCCACGACCGACACAACGTCAATGGGCGGCTTTTCAGGCGGGAGCGGTCGCCCCACAGGCGGCACGCGCCCGATCCAGGTGTATTGATGGACGACGCCAAGCAGATCATTCAGCGGGTCGAGGCGGCGCGGCAAGACCGCACACGTCATCAGCCGTGGATTGATGAAACGCTGCGTCTGGCGCTGCCGACCTATCGCCGCATCGCCGACTCGAATGTAACCGGAAACTCCTCGGTGGCGGCGAACCGCATCGAGGAGCAGGACGACCAGTTCGACAACGAGCTGGAAATCGTCGCCGAGGACTTTGCCTCGGACATGATCTCGACGTTCACCCCCCGGCACGAGCGCTGGGTGCTGTTCGAGCCGGCCGAAGATCTGACCGAGGGTCAGCGCCGCGAGATCGCGCCGCAGCTGAAGATCATTGGCGACACGATCTTCGCCGAGCTTGAGCGGTCGAACTATTGGGATGCGGCGCAGGAGTGCTTCGCCTTCTGGGGCGTGTCGACGATGGCTTGCGCCATTTCCGACATGGGGTTGATGCAGCCCCTACACTTCCAGCCGATCGAGATTCCCGATCTGCTCATGGAGCGGGCGCCCGACGGCTCTGTGTCCGGCAAGTGGCGCGACATGGTTCTGACGCCGGCTGAGCAAAACATGCTCTGGGGGGCGTCGATGGGAATGTATTTCCCGCCCGCGACCGGCAGCCAGGCCAACAAGAAGCAGAAGGTCATTGAGGGCTGCGACCGCGACTGGTCCACGCCCGGCGTCGAGCGCTGGAACTATCGCATTTTCGTCGACGGTAAGCAGCGTGTGAAGGCGACCTATGAGGGTGCAGGCTCTTGTCCCGTCGTCTGCTGCCGGTTCCGTCAGCAAGCCGACAGCGCCTGGGGGCCAGGCCCGTTCAAGAAGGCGACGCCGCGCGCACGTGTGCTGGATGAGCTGGCCTACCTGAACCTGAAGGGTCTTGGCCGCACCATCGATCCGCCGTTCTCCTATGAGGAAGATGGCCTCGCCAACTTTGACGGCGGCATGGAGCCTGGAAACGCCTATGCGCGCGCGCCCGGCTCGGAAGCGCCCGAGCCGTTCCTGCCTGACGTCCGGTTTGACGCCACGTTTTTCCAAGCCGAGGAAATGCGCAAGGCGATCAAGCGCGCGGCCTATCAGGACCGGCCAGAGCAGCCCGGCGACACGCCGCCGACGCTAGGTCAGTGGATGGACGAGAAGGCCTGGAACACGCGGCGCAAGGAACTGCCGCGCGACCGCTGCGTCCGCGAGTGGGTTTTGCCGATCATCGAGCGCGTGGCCTGGATCTTGGCAAAGCGCGGCGTGCTGCCCGAGGTCAAGCTGAAGGGTGGCAAGGTCGTCAATGTCCGGCCGATCAGCCCGCTGTCGAAGGCCAAGGATCTGGAGGACATGAACCTGACGGGTCAGGTGCTGGCGATGGCCGGCAATATCGGCGCCGCCCTACAGGTTGGTGTGCCGATCGACGCCACGGCGACGATGGAGAATCTGATCGCCACGGCGAAGGAACGCCACATCGTCATGAAGACGCCCGAGCAATTGGCGCAGGAAGCCATGATGCAGGCAGCCGCGCAGGGAGGCCTGCCTGATGGCGCACCAACCGCGTAGGTTCGATAACCTCCGAGCACGTCCTCCCAAGCCGATCTCGGCAGAGGGGGTCGAACCGATCGAGGCAACCGCGCGCCGCCTGTTCTCGTCGCCAGACGGACAGCGCGTTCTGCAGTGGCTCGTGATTGGCGCGAATGAGGTGACGCCGCTGGGCGCCAGCGACGCCACGCTGCGTGAAGCCGAGGGCGCCAGGCGCTTCATGGACCGCACCCTGAAGGCCATCTCGTCCGAGTGAGCGTGCGTTGAGAGAGTTGGTCGCGGGCCGCACGGTCACGACTATGACGAAACAAGTCGCCATTTCAGGACGCTCCATTCTCGGTCGAATGACCGCGACGGAACGCGCCGCTGGTCGTTTTCTTCGCTCCCCCGACGAGCATCCGCCTGCCGCCCCCTCTGAACCCGCTGCCCCGGCCGCTCCCGCGACCGCTGTGCCGCCTACTCCGGCGGTTATGGCCGCGCCCGAGCCTGCCGCGCCGCCCGCGCCCACGCGCCCCGAAGGCCTGCCGGACACCTATTGGGATGACGCCGTCGGCGTGAAGCCCGAAGCCTATGCCCGTCTCGCAGAGCTTGAAGCCGCCGAAGAGGCGCGCCGCGCCGGCGTGCCGGAGAGTGCCGACAAATACGCACTAACCCTGCCGGAGCCGATCATCGGCCTGGACGGCAAGCCCGTCGAGTTCGACGCGGCCGATCCGCTGGCTGCGGCCGCCTTGCCTGTCTTCCACAAGCACGGAGCCTCGCAGGAGTTTGTCTCCGACATTCTCAGCGTGTTTGCCGCGCAGGAACTGGCTTCCGCGAAAGCTCAAACTGATTTCGTCGCCGCCGAGCAGGCCAAGCTGGGCGCGGCCCATGCGACCCGCACGACCGCGATTCACAACGCCGTCACGGCCGCCATTGGTGCGGAAGGGGCTGAAGCCCTTCGCCGCAACATGAGCGACGCGGCCGGCGTGATGGCCCTCGAACAACTCGTTTCGAAGCTGAACGGCCCGGCGATTTCGGCCGCCCCTCAACCTGTTCCGGCCGTGCCGGACGTCGCAACCCGTCTCTACGGCTGACTTAGGAACACTGACCCATGGCTGTTATCGGCAACACCTTCCTGAACCTGCTTGACGCCAACCGCTCCTCGCCCGAGGGCGCGGTGCTTGAGGTGTTGTCGCAGACCTCGCCCATCGCTCAAGACGCCTTCATCGGCGAGGCGAACCGCGGCACCTATCACGAGCACTCGATCCGCACCGGCCTGCCGACCCCGACCTGGGGCGCTCTGTATCAGGGCATCCCGCAGTCCAAGGGCCACACGCAGGTCGTCAAGGACACGACCGGCTTCGTCGAAGGCCTGTCCTCGATCGACGAGCGCCTGCTGGAAATCGAGCCCGAGAAGACCGCTCAGCTGCGCCTGAACGAAGCCTCCGGCTGGCTGGAAGCCATGTCGCAGGAATGGAACAGCGGTTTCTTCTATCACGACACCGACACCGCCCCCGAGAAGTTCAAGGGCATGGCGGCGCGCTACAAGTCGCTGGCGAACCCGAACGTGATCTCGGCCGGCGGCGCGGGCTCGGACAACACCTCGGTGTGGTTCGTGACCTGGGGCGAGCAGTTCACCTCGCTGATCCACCCCAAGGGCACGCCCGGCGGAATCGAGCGCAAGGACATGGGCCGTCAGCGCGTGCTCGACAGCAACGGCAACCCCTACTACGTGCAGGAAGAGCTGTTCCGCCTGCACACCGGCGTCGCCGTCGGTGACTGGCGCTACAACGCCCGCGTCGCCAACATTGACGTCTCGGATCTGCGCGCCGGCACCGTGGACATCTACAAGTTCCTGCGCCAGGCCTACTACAAGCTGCAGTCGCGTCGTGTCGCCCGTGACGGCAACAACATCGCCGGCAGCGTTCCGGCGCCGCGCACGGTCATGTACGCCAACCGCGAAGTCCTGGAAGCGATGGACGCCATCGCCACCAACAAGGGCGCTTCCGACAACTTCGTCCGCCTGACGCCGATGGAGCTGGAAGGTCAGGAAGTCCTGACCTGGCGCGGCATCCCGATCCGGGAGACCGACGCACTCCTGAACACCGAAACCGTGGTCAGCTAAGGCCAGAGAAGCAGGAACACTGACATGATCTTCGACGCTCAAACCCGCTTCTCGAACGCCCAGGCGATCACCGCCTCGGCCGTTTCGACAAACGTCATCGACACCCTGGCGGCCGGCACGCCGTTCGGCCACTCCGGCGCCGTGACCCGAGACTTCGGCGTCAACAGCGAGATGGTGGAAGCCGAACTGCAAATCCAGGTCGTGCAGGACTTCGCCACGCTGACGTCCCTGACGGTCTCGGTCCAGACCGCCACGGACTCGGCCTTCACCTCGCCGACGACCGTGCTGTCCACCCAGGCCGTGCCTGTCGCTTCGCTGAAGGCGGGCTACGTCTTCAACATCGACGAACTGCCCTTCCGCACCCGCGAGCGCTACATCCGGCTGAACTATACTGTCGGCGGATCGAACGCCACGGCAGGCGCGATCACCGCCGGCATCGTTGCCGCCGGTCAGCGTAACCCGCTCGCGGCGCAGGGCTACTAAGTCATGGCCCTGTACCGCGCCCTTAACCGGGTGGTCTTGCCCAAGGGCATCGTCGAGAAGGATGCCTGCTTCGAGTCGGACCTCGTGCCCGGCTCGCAGTGGGATCCCCAAGACGAGGACGCCAAGTCGGCCGTTGCTCGCCGCGACGCCGCCGAGGCGGCCGAAGCTGAAGCGGCTGAATCCGACGACCTGCAAGCCAAGCTCGCTCAAGTCGAGGGAGAGCTTGCAGATGCGCGGGTCGAGATCGCCAGCCTGAACGCCAAGCTGGACGCCAAAGCCCCCCCGCCCCGCTCCGATCAAGCCAAGCGCGACGAGGACATCGAGATCGCCGTCGCCGAGTTGGACGAGCACGACTTCGTCAAGACCGGCGAGCGTGCTGGTCGTCCGAAGTGCTCGGCCGTCGAGAACATCGTCGGCTATCCGGTGTTCACCGATGAGGTGGACGCCGCCTGGGCCAAGCGCCCGGCCGCCTGATCTGTTTCCGTCTCCTGTGCAACTAGCCCCGCTTCGGCGGGGTTTTTTTGTTGATGGGTTGTTTAGCGGACGCTGGCAGATTCTGGGGTGCGAGCGGCGTGGAAAGCAGACACGCTGTGGTGGGACCATTCCGTGGCGCGGGGCAAAAGCAGCCGCAAGCTTCGGAGCCGAACATGGAGCCGGAGTAGCGCCCGGCCTCGCAAGAAGTCCCGGAGCACCGGGCCGTTCGGGAGTCATGACCCGAATGTCCGCCCTACTCGCGCCCTTGGGCAGAGCAAACTGGGGCGGCCCTGTTCCCCGCCTTCCGTTTACGGTTGGCCCGAAGCGCCCTCGGTTCACGCCGGGGGCGTTTTGCGTTGAGGCGCGTGCGTTGAGCGCCCCCTGCCCGCGCGCAACCTACCCCCATGCCCGCCTATGCCGCTCCAATCGAAGCCATTCAGGCCGCACTCCACCGCATCGGTGAAGAGGAACTGACGTCTCTCGACGCAGACGACAGCGCCGCCCGTGTGGCGCGCTCGAACTATGAGGGCATCGTCCGCGCCGTCTTCGCGCGCCACGCCTGGACCTTCGCCAAGCAGACGCTCGACCTGACCTATCAGTCTTCAGTCGAGCTGGGTCCGTTCGATCATGCGTGGGTCTGGCCCGCCGAGGTTGTGAATATCCGCTACGTGATGTCGAACGGCCATCGGCTGAAGACCGGCGACTACAGCATCGAGAGCGGCCGCCTGTTGACGCGGGGCCGCTACGAGACGGACGGCCTTCAAGTCGTCGCTACGGTGCGCGCTCATGAATCGACGTGGCCCGGCGACCTGTCGGAGGCCATCGTCACCCGCTTGCAGGCTCTGTTTCTTGAGGCGCTGTGCGACAAGCCGCAGGACGCCCGGCTCAAGGAGCGCGATGCGGACCAGAAGCTGCGTGACGCGATCGTGCGCGACAAGCGGCAGGAACCCGGCGTCGCCGCCACGGCCTCGCCGCTGGCTGACGTGTGGCGGGGCGGTCGTCCGAGGCGCTTCTGATGGCGCGTCGTTTCCCATTCATCACCAGCATGGCCGCCGGCGAGATCGCCGAGGAATACCTGCTGCGCACGGACTTGCAGGTCCGCAACGAGGCGTCGCGCCGGTTTCGCAATGCGCTGAACCTCGCGGGCGGGGGCTTCAAGCGCCGCTGGGGAACGGCCGATGTAGCCGCCCTCCCCGCCCTGTCGCGCCTGGAGACCTACGGCATCGGCGAGGACGACGCGCGCCTGCTAGTGTTCAGCGAAGGTCGTTTCGAGGTTCGCACTCTCGCCGGCGCCGTGCTTCAGGCGATCACCGCGTCAGTGCCGTGGGTCGCCGCCGACCTGTTCAAGATGCAGATCGCCATTGAGGACGGAAAGATCGTCGTGGCCTGCCGGTCGTTCGCGCCGCAGATCCTGAAGCTGACCGGCTCGACCTGGACCCTGACGCCGATGGCGTTCGCCGACGGCCTGAACGGCTCAAAGCTTCAACCCTACTGGCGCTATGCCGAGCGCGGCCTGAGCCTGACGCCGTCTGGCTTCTCCGGTCCGGTAACGCTCCAGACCAGCGCGCCGTTCTTTGTCGCCAATCACGTCGGCACACGCCTGCGCTACACCGGCGTCGAGATCAGCGTCACTTCGGTGACCGACAGCGACACGGCGGCGGGAACCGTCGTCGGCTCGCTCTATCCGACCGTCACCGTCACAGTCGGTTCGTCGTCGGGCTTCCTCGTCGGCCAGCAGGTTCAGGGCGCCGACACACAGATCCAGGGCGTCGTCGCTGGCGTGCCGTCCGGCACGTCGGTCACGATCCAGCTGATTGATGGCTACACCCCGTTCGACACGACCGAGAAGCTGACGGGTCCGACGGCCGAGACGACGATTTCCGCCGTGGCCACCGCAGGCGCGCCAGCCGCGACGACCGATTGGGATGAGGCGCTGATCAGCACGGCGCGCGGCTATCCTGGCGCCACGGCCCTGCATCGCAACCGGCTGATGCTGGGCGATTTCAGCGCGGCGCAAAACGTCATGGCCGCTTCGGCGACGGGCGACATTGAGGACTTCAACACCGGCACGGGTCTGGAGACGGACGCCATCATCGAGCGCGTGGGGCGCGAAACGAGCCTGGGGCTGCGTCACTTTGGATCGACCGAGCAACTGCTGCTCTTCACTGAGGCCGGCGTCTACTACGTGCCCGAGCAGGTCGCCGCGCCACTGTCGCCGACGAACTTCGAGCTGCTGAAGATCGGACCGGAAGCCGCTGCCGATCCGCAACCACTGCTGGTCAGCGAGGGCATGATGTTCATCGAGCGCGACAGCGGCCGCGCCATGATCTGCATCCCGACGGGCAACGTGCGTCGGTCGTGGGAAATCGCGGACCTGTCGGAGCTGGCGTTCCACCTGATGGGCACGCCCGTCGAGATGGAGCTTTACGCCTCCGGGACAGAGAGCGATCGGCTTGTGCCTGTGCTCCGTGACGACGGACAGCTGGCGGTCCTGACCTATCGTCGCAATGCGCAGTTTTCGGCCTGGGGTCTGTGGACCACGACCGGCGCCTGGCGCTCGCTGGTCGTGGCCGACGGCAAGCTGTTCGTCTGCGCCGAGCGCGTCATCAACGGAGCGACCGTCTTCCGTCTGGAGCGCTTCGACGAGACGGCATGGGGCGACGGCATGGTCTCACTCGCCAACCTGACGACGCCGGCGCCACTCTATGCCGGTCAGACCGTCGGCGTCTGGGACGGCACGTCCAAGATCGGCGAGTATGCCGTGGACGGCGCGGGCCTGCTGGTGGGCGTCGACAGCAGCTTCGGCGCGGTCCGCATCGGCCTTGACTTCACGGTGACCGTCGAGAGCGTGCCGCCGATCGACCAGCAGATGGGGCTGCGGCCGAACTACAAGATCACGCGCGTGGACGTCGATGCCGTCGAGTCGGTCGGTTTCAAGGGCAACGGCCGCGACCCGTCCGGCTGGACAGGCGCGGGCGTAGGCGGCGCGGTGACACCCACGACGAGCGTGCGTCGTTTCCGGCCGATGGGCCGCGCAAAATACCCGACGTTCACCATCGAACAGACCATCGGCGGCCCGCTGGAAGTCCGGTCTCTCACCATGGAAGTCACGAGCTAATGGGCGAATCCACCCCCGGCCTGTCCGCTGTCACCCAGATCATGGGCGGCCGTGCGTCGTCAAAGGCGCTGAAGACCGAAGCCGTCATGCTGGAGGCGCAAGCCAAGGGCGTTGACCTTCAGGCCCTACAGACCAGCGAGCGGCGCCGCGAAGAACTGCGTGCGACGATGGCTGCGTTCACCGCCAGCCGTGCGGCGCGTGGGCTGTCGCTCGACAGCCCGTCGGCTGTGGCCATCGAGAACGAGCTGCGAAAACAGTCCGTGCGCGACGAGAACGTGGACCGCGTGGGCTTTACCAATCAGGCCGGCGCCCTGCGCATGAGCGCGGCGGCAAAGCGGCGCGGTGGCTCCTACGCCAACATCATGGGGTATGTGGATGCCGCGGGGACGTTGGTGGATGGAGCAGCGAACGCTTACGCCGCCTATGCGCCCGCCAAAGGCAAGGCCGGGGGCAAGAAGTAGATGGCGACCGGACAAAGCGCCCAGCCGCGCCGCGGCATCGAGACTTCGAACATCACGCCGCAGGTCGATCTGCGGACGGGCGAGGCCCAGATGTGGGACCAGGCCACGCGCGTCTTCGACCGGTTTACCGAGGCCGCCAAGCCGGACCTGATCCGACGAGCCCAGGCGCGCGGCATGGAGGAAGGCGCCGCCATCGCGGCGGGCGAGGCGGAATACAAGGCGCCGCGTTTCATCTTCGGCGATGTCGCAGCCGCACGTCAGGCCGCCGTCGAGAGCGCGTTCGACGCCCGGATTCGCAGCGACGTGGACGCGCGCGACAAGGAGCTGCGTCGCCAGTATCGCTACGATCCGCAAGGCTATGAGCAGGCCGCCGGCGAGATGGTGTCCGGCTTCATCCAGGGCGCGCCGCCTGAGTTCGCCGTGGCGGTCGAGCAGTATGCGCGCGGCGTCACGGCCGGCAGTCTGTCAGCCATCGCCGATGCGCGGACGGCGCGCGACGACATGGAGACGAACCAGGCGCTGACGGTGCGGGTCAACGAACTGACCGAGCGCATGGTGGCGCTGGCGTCCAAGCCCGGCGGCATGGAGACGCCGGAATACGCCGAGGCGGCGCTGGAGCGAACCAACATCCAGAAGCAGCGCCAGGACAACCCGGCGATCCTCTATTCGCCCGAGCAGCGCGCGCTGGACGACGACAAGACCGACGAGGCCGTGCTGGGCGCCAGCGTGGCCCGCACCGCCGTGCAGGCCTACAGCGACGCCGGCGGCGGGCAGGCCGGTCTCGCAGCGGCGACACGCTTCCTGAACGAGGAAGTGCTGAACGGCGACGCCTTCGCCGATCTGCCGCCCGAGCGGCGCGCGCGTGTGAACCGTGATGCGCTGGAACAGGTGCGGACTTTCAGCGCGGCGGACCGGGAAGAGAAGCGGCTGGAGGCCGAGCAGGAACGCGAGAAGCGCGCGGCCGAGCGCGAGGTCGTGGGCGACATGCGCCTGGGCATCCTGCTGGGCGAGGTCAGCGAGAACGACATCAAGGCGCGCGATGACATCAGCGACACGGCGAAGGCCGGGCTGATCGCGGCCGCGCGGACGCAGAGTCGGCGGGAACGGGCCGATGCAGCGCGCGATGCCCAGCTGGAACGGGCGAACGCCAGGCTGGCGTACGGCGAGTTGCGGGACGATGCGAGCGCGGGTGGCCTGACGCCGGCCGAGATCGCCGACGCGCTGTCGTCCGGCACGATCACAGCCGGTCAGGCGCGCACGCTTCAGACCTTGAACGACCGCACCCTCAAGCCCGTCGTCGATGACGTGCTGGCGCCGGTGCGCGATGCCGCCCGCCGACCGGGCATGAGCAATCGCGGCACAGCCGTTCCGATGGCCCAGGCCGAGGCGCACGCGGCGACCTGGGCACGGGCCAACCCTGACGCCACGCTGCAAGAACGCCTCGACTTCGGCAAGGTCGTCGCCTCGACCGTCTTCGGCGGTCAGGGCGCGGGCCGCCCGGCGAATGCTCAGCAAGCCCAGACCGGCCAGAGCGCCGCCCTAACCGCCCTCGCCGCCGAGCGGTCACGCCGTGCCGCAGACAATCGCCCCATGTCCACCGCGGAATACAATCGCCGCAGAAACGAGATCATCCATGGCCGCTAACCGCGCCGAGATCGAAGCCTTCGCCCGCGCCAAGGCGCAGGAGCATGGGGTCGATCCTGAACTGATCGTCCGCCAGATCGGTCAAGAGTCGGGGTTCAACCCCAATGCCGTCTCGCCGGCCGGCGCGCGTGGCGTCATGCAGTTGATGCCCGGCACCGCCCGCGATCTGGGTGTGAACCCTGACGACTGGCGCCAGAACATCGACGGCGGCGTGCGCTACATGGCCCAGCAGCTGCGCGATTTCGGCGGTGACACGGAACTTGCGCTGGCTGCCTACAACGCCGGGCCGGGCAACGCCCGATCGCGCGGCAAGGACTGGAGCCGCTATTCGCCCGAGACCCGCAACTACGTGCAGGCGCTGGCGGGCGGGAACGGCGGCGGACCGGCGACCAACTACCGCGTCGTGGACAGCCAGGATCTGGCGGCGACCGACACGCCCGAGAGTCTGCGCGCGCAGGGCTATGAACTGGACCCGAACCGCAACGTGTGGGCGCGGGTGGTCGGACAAGACCCTGGCTCGGCCCCGCTCGACACCGCCTATGCGCGTCGTCAGGAAGAGCGCGAGAGCGTGGCGCTGGATCAGGAAGAGGCGGACATCAACACCGCCGTGCAGGCAGGCTTCGGCATTTCCGACAGCATGGCCGGCGCCGTCGCCAAGGACGTCGGAAAGGGCATCTTCTTGGAGGGCGGGCAGGCGGCGCTGTCTGGCGTCAAGCGCGGCTTCAACGCGACGATGGATCTGATCGACGAGGCCGGCGACTTCATCGAGCGCTATGTGCCCGGCACGATCGCCTGGTCCGGCCTCGACGGCGACGCCTCGACGCCCTTCCGCATCGAGCTGACGACGCAGGACAAGGCCCAGGCCGCGCAAGAGGCTGCGCAGGACGGACAGCGGTCGATCTGGCAGCGGCTTGGCGCGGCGCGCGTGCGTGCGCCGACGAATGAGGGCGAGCGGCCGGAGACGGTCACGGGCCGCATGATCGAGGGCGTGACGCAGTTTGCGACCGGCTGGGCTGGTGGCGGCGCCGCTCTGAAGGGATGGAAGGTCGCGGCGAAGACGGGCCAGATCGGCAAGGCGCTGGCGCAGGGCGCGCTGGCGGACTTCACCGCGTTCGACGGCCAGGAGGCGCGCCTGTCGAACCTGCTGGCGGAACATGCGCCAGAGGCCGTCGCGCCCGCCTTCGACTTCCTCGCTGCGAATGAGGACGACCCCGAACTGCTGGGCCGGTTCAAGAACGCGCTGGAGGGCGCGGCGCTGGGCGTGGCGACCGACTTCCTGGTGGGCGGCGTCCGCACGCTGCGCACGGCGCGCCAGACC